ACTTGTTACAATAGATCACTCAGCTTTATTTAAAAATGACATAGGACAAAAAGACAAATTTGATATGCTAGGTGCATTGGGTGAAGCCTTGACCTATATGAAGAAAAACTATCCCGTAGCATTTGTAGTTCTTAGTCAATTAAATAGAAACATAGATGATTCAAAAAGACAAGTGGAAGCCACTTATGGTAATTATGTATTAGATTCTGATATTTATGGTTCTGATGCTTTATTACAACATGCTGATGTAGTTATTGGTATTAATAAACCTTCTATAAGAAAAATAAAGAAATATGGTCCTGAAAAGTTCCTAATTGAAGATCCGGATACCTTAGTGTTCCACTTCCTGAAGTCACGTAATGGTCTTACAAGAATTAGTTTCTTTAAACTAGATAGAACTACTATGAGAATAGTAGAAATACCAACTCCTGCTAGGGAGACTACACAAAAAATCCAAGTAAATTAATTAATATGAGTAGTAATATAAGAAAAGAAAAAGAAAGAGAGTTCTATATGCAACATATGGATACTTTCAAAGCAATTGGATTAGCTGATCCATTTTTTGCTATTAAAACAGCTTTCTTTAAGAAAGGTAAATTTGGTAGACAATGTCAATTCTTTGAATGGGAACTTAAAAAAGGAGAAGACATTTATATTGAATTTTATGATAATGTTTATGATGATAACTCTAAAATTATAGGAATGACACCTATGAGTGAAGATAGACAATTATTTAAACTTAAATTTAATCCTTTCTATGATGAAGAATATGAGTTAATAGAAAGTTATGACAGCGAAGGTAAAATAGATAAAAAATATCTTATACCTGTAAATGAAATGATGGCTGTATTACCTAGTGGACAAGAAATTAGTTATTCTCTTTATGAAAAAAGAAAAGAAGAAGCTAAACTAGAAGTTCCTCAATTACAAAAATCACTTAGTATTTTTCCAGATTTTGAAGAGGAGTTTGCACCTAAAGTAGAGGCGGAGATTTCTAATGAAGAAATTGCAGATGCACCTTTGTCAGAAATTACTATCAGAGATCTTGCAGCAATTATGTTAATGAAACCTGTTAGTGCTAGACCTTGGTTAAATGATCTGATTAAACAAACAAAAAGTGAGATATGAGTATAGTACTTCCAACTAAAAAAGTCAAAGCTGAGAGACAGAATCCTAAAAGAATTGTGATTTATTCAAAGCCAAAGACTGGTAAAACAACTGCATATGCAGGTTTAGAAGACAATCTAATTCTTGATTTAGAGAATGGTTCTGATTATGTAGAAGCATTAAAAGTAAAAATTAGTAGTTTACAAGAGTTATTAGATACTGGTAAAGCAATTAGAGCTGCAGGCAATCCATACAAGTTCATTACTATTGATACTGTAACTGCATTAGAAGATATGATCATGCCACTAGCTATTAAACTATACAAAGCAACCCCTATGGGTAAAAACTTTGATGGTGATACAGTAATTACTCTTCCAAATGGTGCTGGATATTTATATATCCGTCAAGCATTCTTTCAAGTTTTAGATTTTATTGATACCTTAGCACCTACAATCATCCTATCTGGTCATATTAAAGACAAGGTAGTTGATGATAAGGGTGAGATGGTTATGTCTGCTAACATAGACTTAACTGGTAAAATTAAATCTTTAATTTGTGCTAATGCTGATGCAATTGGGTATATGTACCGAAAAGGTAACAAGACTATTTTGTCTTTTAAGACAAATGAAGAAGTCACTTGTGGTGCAAGACCTGAGCACTTACGTAATGAAGAAATAGTAATTACAGAGATGATTGATGGTGTTCTAAAGACATCATGGGAAAAAGTATTTGTTTAATAATTAAAAAGTAAAATAAAATGGCGTTAAGTACAGAAGATCTTGGTACCGGTGGATCCGGTTTACCAAAAACAATTAGTCCAGGCAACCATGTATTAAAAATTAATGGAGTTGAACTGGAAGATTTTAAATTTATTGATAATGCATATCATTTGATATTGCATGTAGAAACTGAACCTATAGAAGGTTTTGAAGGTTTTGCTTTTGATAAAGACAATCCAGATAAAGGACATTTTGCGGGTCAGATAGGTAGAGTTAAAGCTTCTCAGTATGCATTTGTAGACGGTGAGACTAAAACAGGTATTAAGATTCAAAGAGATAGATCTATTCTAATCTTTTTACAAAATCTTTGTAAGACTGCAGGAATTAATGAATGGATGCAAGCTCAACATAATAAACATGAAACTATTGAAGACTTTGTAGAAGCATTTAATAAAACTGCACCTATTAAAGATAAATATTTAGAATTTTGTATTGCTGGTAAGGAATATGTTGGTAAAACAGGTTATACTAATTATGACATGTGGTTACCAAAAGCAGAAAATAATAAATATGCAATTGCTGAAGTAGACAGTGATAAAATTCTTATTTATAGTGAGAATAAACATCTCAAAAAATTAGAAATAAACAATATTCAAAGTTTTGGTGATAATGATGATAATGATTTATCTATGCCATCAAAACCATCTACAGATTTCTCTCTAGACTAATAAGTTAAGGGGGAAATTTTGTAGTTTCCCCCTAATTTTTAAATTTTAGAGTATGATTTCTACAAAAGGTTTAATTTCTGATTTATCAGATATACCTAGAGAATGGGTATTTGAACATTACCTAAAACTAACTGAAAGATTATCAGGTCAAAGTCTTAAAATCAAATCTGTATTTAATGTAAAAGATAAAGTTCCTTCTATGTGTATTTATATAGATAGTAAGGGTCATTATAAATTCAAAGATTTTTCTTCAGGATATGGTGGAGATAATCTAAGTCTTGTAATGCACTTATATAATCTTAATTCAAGAGGAGAAGCTTCTAAAAGAATACTAGATGACTATAATGTTTACATTAGTAATAATACATATGTTTCTATAGACTATAAACCTCATAGTAAATATGTAGTTTCTGATTATGAGATGCGGCACTGGAATACCTTAGATCAAACATATTGGAAGACTTTTAAACTATCTTCTTCTATATTAGAGAAACATAATGTTTATCCTTTATCATTTTATACTATGATTAAAGAAGATGATGAAGGTAATTTATTAGATCTTATAAATATTAAAGGTAATTTTATTTATGGTTATTTCCGAGAAGATGGTACACTGTATAAAATCTATACTCCAAAAAATAAAGACAATAAGTTTATTAAAGTAAGAGATTATATACAGGGTTTTGATCAACTTGAATTTAAATCTAAGTATCTGATTATTACTTCTTCTCTAAAAGACTTAATGTGTTTTAAAAGATTAGAAATTAATGGTATAGAAACTATTGCACCAGATAGTGAAAATAGTGTTATACCAGAAAATTTTATGAAACCACTTCTAGATAAATATCAAAAGATAATTGTATTATTTGATAATGATGAACCAGGACTAAGATCTGCTGACAAGTATAATAAAAAATATGGTTTTAATTACATAAATTTAGATATGTCTAAAGATCTATCTGATTCAGTAAAAGATTATGGTATTGAAGCTGTCAGAGATAAATTATTTCCATTATTAAAACAAGCATTATGAGTTGGTTATATCAAGGTAGAGAGTTTAATAGTAGTATGATTCCTGAAGGAGCTATAGGATTTGTGTATGAGATGGAATCTATTATTGATGGTAAATCTGTAAGGTATGTGGGTAAAAAGAACTTTTATTCTACTACAAAGAAGAAGTTTGGTAAAAGAGCTGTTGCTCAGATGACAGATAAAAGAAACAAAAAATATGAAACTGTTTCTAAAACTAACTATCAAAACTACTATAGTAGTAATACAGTTCTTAAAGAAGCTCACAAAGCTGGTATACCAATCAAAAGGTATATAATCAAGATATGTTTTTCCAAGATGGAACTTACATATTTTGAAACTAAGTATCAGTTTTTAAGAGAGGTTCTTGAAAAAGATGAATTCCTAAATGGAAACATTTTAGGTAAATTTTACAAAATCAAATAATATGACAGAATTAGAATTAACAAGCCTCCTATTTCAGTTGGCTGATTTAGGTATTACGGGTATTAAAGTAAAATATGATGGTGCAGGAGACTCAGGTGCCATAGAATGGATAGGTTATACAACTAAACCTTGTGAAACTCCAGAAGATGTAGATGATAATGTAGATGATTGGGCAGTTGAGTGGAACCTAGCAAAATTTGATCAAGATGCATATACTGCAATTGAATCTTTTGCATATGATATTCTTAATAATATAGAAGATTGGTGGAATAATGAAGGTGGTTTTGGAGATTTGTGCATTTGTGTTCCTTCAGGTAAATATATTATTAATAATCATGTAAGAATTACTGAGACTGAAGATTATTTTCATGATGGTAGTTTGTTAGATGAAGTAAAAGAAAAATAATGGCTCATCCTTGGCAACATGCAAAATCATCAGCTAAAAAGTTTGGTGGTTCTCCTGTAGATTATTTGGAGATACATAACTGGTTTGATGAAACTAAGGCCTGGATTGGTCATAGTATGCACAGAATGTTTAGACATCATAGTGAAGGTATATTTGAATGTGAACAAAGATTTGGTATGGTAATTACCAACTCTGATGGTAAAGATGTATATGTCCGGTATATTGGAGAACAGCATGTTAAGGAGGATTGTAATAATTACATTCCTACTGCAAAAGAATGGGTAGATATGATTACAAGTGGTAAACCACATGAGTGGGCCATTAAAACATTAAAAATTGAAGACTGATGGAAAAGATGATTTTTAGTAAAGAGGAGACAAGAAACTTAATTATGATGTTGCAATCTGAAGATGCAGATAATCATACTATAGCTTATGAGTCTCTAAAGAATGTTGATTTTAATAAGTATATTGGAGAACTGTTTGTTATTCTTAAGTTTGGTGGGCATGGTTTAGCAGACTGGAATGTTGGTTGTAAAAAGATAGCAAGTAAGTTAGAAAAACTTATATCAAACCAGACTCCACTCAGCAGTCCTAAAACTTTAGCTATGATTACACAAAACAAAGGTTCTAAAGCTTCGGTTGAGCTATTTATGGAATTCTTTATTAGAGATATGTCAAGGATGTTAGAGTCCATTGGCTATCCTACAGATAAATTTGAGATAAACATTAAATTTAAAAACTAATGGACAAGCAACAAAGTCTTAGTAAAATTGGTAAAGAGCTAATGTTGAAAGAGCCCTATTATGGGTTCTTTCTTATTGCTCTAAATAAAGTCTGGGGTCAAAAAGTTCCTACTGCCGGAGTTAGCAAGAATGGTATTAATTATCAACTTGCTATTAATCCTGAGTTCTGGGGATCTTTAAGTGATGACCATAGACTTGGATTACTTAAACATGAATTGTTACATATTGCATTTGGACATCTTACAATGTTCTTTAAGTTTAGTGATAGAAGATTAGCAAATGTAGCAATGGATATGGAGATCAATCAGTATATAGATAAACAATATCTACCTGAAGGTGGTATTGATATAGATAATTATGCTGAACTTAATCTTGATAGAAAAGCTGGTTGTAGATATTACTATGACAAACTTAAACAACTTCAAGATGAAAAGAAACAAAATGGTACTTGTGGTAATGCACCTATGGATGATTTGTTAGATGCCGTAGAAAATGGTGAGACAGATGAACATCCTACTTGGGAAGAGTTTGAAGACATGACTGAGGCTGAACAAAAGTTAATTGAGAAGCAATTACAAAAAGTACTTAGTGATGCTAAAGAACAAACTATTAAGAAAAGAGGTACTGTTCCTGGAGAAATTGAAGGAGTAATTATTATTGAAGAAGTAGTTAAGCCTAAATTTAACTGGAGAGGTTATATCAGAAGATTTACTGGTGTAAGCACTAAAGT